TGGGATCGCAACTTCATCTCCTACCACGTCGATGATGAGGGAGAAGACCGCTTTCGCCTCACGACGGCGGGCCTCGACGCACTTGCGTCAGCGATGGAAGCGGCGAAGCCGGCGAGACCGGAGGGCTTGGCCGAAGGCAAGGGCCCGACCCCGAAGGGGTGACGCTCAAAGAAAACCCCGGCCGCCTCATCTCGGCCAGGGATTGAAGGTGGCTGACCCGTGGGGGCGTATGGAAGGGTTGGGTCCGCTGGCGACTCAATAGCGGCGCCCCTGCTCAGGTTCACGACAGCAAGGCCGCCCTTTGGACTTAGCCCCGCTTTCCCCGCTGTTCACAGGGTCAGGGCTGTTCCGCGTCGACCTCGAGCTCAATCTGATCACCCTCCTGCGGGAAGGCACGTGCGAACATCCGCTTGAACGCCGGCCAATTATCCGCCACCCGCATGAGTGTCGTCGTCGCAACGATTTGCCGCTCGAGATGTGGATTGCCCACGTCCTCGGTCAGGAACTGGTGCATCCGGGCCCGTCGCCGACCGAACTCGTTCTTCGGGTTCGCGCGACGCAACTCCTCCATTACGCCATCCGGCAACTGTTCGTAGACGTACTTGTTGGTGAAGACGCCGACCACCCCCGGCCGCGCCACGGACTCAGGGTCGTAGGGCCAGCCGTGCAGGCGAAACATCTCTTTGTAGAACGAGTCCGGGAAGCGCTTCGTCCAGGGCATCAGCTCGGGCGAGATATACGCCTCGAGGATCTTGTGAAGAGCATCCCGCTTGCGGACCTCTTGGAAGCCCGTCACCTCGTCGACGAGCGCCACGATGCCGACGCGGGCCAAGCCGCGCATGATCAGCTCGCACTGCTGAGCGATCTGCATTTGCTGTTTCTGCAGTACTCCGGTCGCACGAGCGGCGAGCACCGCCTCGCAGAGCTCGACGAGCACTTCCGCCTCATAGCCGTAAGCCCGCGCACCGGTCGGCGTGATGAAGACGATGGGGTTGGCGATTCGATCAGCTAAGGCATTCGTAACAAAGGGTTTTATGCGCTCACGAGACACGAAAAGCTCAAAACGGTTCATGCCCGGGATCATGCTCCCGCCCTTGGCCATCTTGAGAGCATCCTGCATGCCGCTGAACGTGAGCACGCGGCGCTCGTCATCCAGGACGTAACAGGGGATCTCCATGTCACCGATCCGCAACGGACGGTCATCGGCCCCAAACTCGGCCTTCGGCAGGTGCTCGCGATCCGGATCAGCTTTGGCCCAACGGGCCTGAGCACCCGCCGCCGCAACGGCTTTCCGTTGCTCCGGCGTGAGTTTTTGGCTGCGCGCCTTCCCAGCCCGCTTGTGCTGCTCCGTCATGATCGCTCCTGATGCTTGCGCCCGTTAGCATCATGCTTGCTAACGACCGTTAGCACAAGAGGGCAGGCAACAAAAAGCCCGCCAGGATGTTTCCGGGCGGGCCAGTAATAGGGGAACCTTGGAGAGGCCCAGGTTCGTCCCGAATAGAGCAAGGAACGCGCTGCGCCGCTAGGCCACCCGAGTAGGTGAGTCAGATCCGCCGAGCGTTCTGGAGGGCGGCCAAAATTCGCTTCGGGAAAAGCTGCCTTAGCCGGCCATCCCGCGCCTTCCGGAACGCGCGAAGCTGAACACGCGCGTCGCTCAGAGGATCGGTCGGCAGCGCGCCGACTCCAGATGTTGCCACGCAGATCAAGCGATCTGATCGCGTCGGCGTGGGAAAGGCCTCAACGACGAAACCCGCATGCGTCAGCAGGGCCGTGAGTGACTGACGAGTATAAGCTGTGATGTGATGGCTCCAGTTGATGCAATACCGGAGCTTTTTGTGCGTTGTGAGCTCGTCCATGGACGGCATGCCGCATAGCAGGAAACCGCCGGGCTTCAGAGATTGTCGCAATTGCACCATCAGCGACATAGGATCCGGCACGTGCTCAAACACGTGCTTGCTGACTACGATGTCGAAGGTCGGCTCAGCAGGAATAGCCTCAAGCATCTTGTGCTTGTGCACGAGGTGCCGGGTTGCTGGATCCAATCCATAGGTCAGGAAGCCCGCATCCTTCAGCAGGTCGAGAAGGGGTCCCCTGCCACACCCGAAATCTAAAACGCTGAGTGGTTGTTGCCCAGGCAATAATTTGGCGGCCCATTCTTGAACAAGCTGGGCATAGCGCTGCTCGACGGGTGAAGCTTCCGATGCGTCATGGTTATCGTCATCGTCCGCCCCGTTGATCGTGTCAGCATTCCGTTCCTGGTTCCACTGGCCGGTGGCTGAGTACATCTGCGCCAACTCCGCCTTGGACGGCGGCGGGTTGACAAAGATCAGCCCGCACGATCGACAGCCAGCCACGAACGCGAGCCGATCGCCTTTCTCTTCGTGACGCCTGCTCTTGATGAGATCGAGGTTCTCGAGCCGTGGTCCCTTGCAGCTCGGACACCGATTGACCTCTCCATGAGGTCTGTAGACAAGCCTCGAAAGCATAGCCCCTCCATTTTCCGAAGGTGCTTAGGCTACGGCGGCCGGACAGACGATCTAGACTCCATGCGTCTTATCGTCCTCATACGGATGGGCCGTCAGAAGAAAAAGCCCGCCGCGGCGAACCGGGCGGGGTGAGGTCGTTTGCTTGCGCCTTGCGACCCGTTGCCAGGTTGCCGATCCCTTGAACCTGATCCCTCTCCCTGCGGAAACCCGTCTTTGTACGGATGCCGCTGCGTCAGCCGAATGAAAGAGGCCCGCTGCCACGTCTGAGGTGGAGCGGGCCAAGTCGGCTTTGGGAGGCCTCCCCTGCCGCATAGGCCACGACAGGGAAGCTGGGTGCGCTCAGGCATCGTCCGGAGCGAAGATCGGCCGCAGCCATTCGGCCACAGCTTGAAAGTCTGGGTGAAAGAGAAGGATCAGCGAGGCGCAGAGGAAGCCCGCTCCAAAGGCGAGCCCGAGCATGATCCAGTTTCGTTTCGGCACGATCCCGTCGATGGCTCCAGGCGCAGTGATGTGAAGGGTAGCCGCCAGGATCGACATCCAGACGAAGAACGAGTTCACGTCAGAGGACACCATCCAGCGCGGTTGTCCTGAAAGCCGCCAGATGAGGGACCATAGGCCGGCGCAGATCACCGACATGAACCCTAGCGCTATGCCCATGGAGAGTTGCTGAACGCGGTCAGGACGGCCGGCTTTGATGCCGTCGAAGGCGTAGGGCAGGTAAGCCGTCACGACGACCATGCCGGCGGCGATCTGAAGAATGCGAAGGTTTTCGACGAGTTGATTGTTGGGAATGAGCCACGCCGCGACGAAGAAAAGAGCCAGCAGCGCAAAACCAGACCAGAATACGCGACTACGAAGAATGAGACCCACGATCGTCCCTCCGCCTTTCCATTCGGTTCAGCAGGGCCTCAAGGGCCTCCCGCGTGTCGTCGGCCTTCAGGGTCGCTCCGATCGCGGCCGAGGTGTGTGAGGCTGAAGCGCGCTTGAGCTCGTATTCGGACTGACGATTGCGAGCGTTGAGTTGGCTTTCGCGAATGTGCGAGCTGTGCCACCAGTTCATGAGACGACTCCATATCATGGTCGCCCCCCTTGGGATCCGATGCACTGCCGCGCGATCTGAACGACCTCGTCCAACTTCTCGCGAATGCGATCGTCATTGTTCTCGCTTTGCCGGGTTAACTCCGTGATGGCCCTTTCGACTGCTTCAGTCGCTCGGGTTCTTGCTTCCATCGCACGATTGTTGGCTTCTAGGGCCAGCGTGTTCGCAGCGAGCGCTTTGGTAATGTCCTCGCGGGTCTCAATGACCCTCTGCAACTCGGTGAGGCGGCTGGTCGTGCTCGCTTCAAGCTTCCGGTAGAGGAAAACCACCACCGCGAGGGCGAGGAGGAGGAAGAGCCCGACGACCCCATACTCAACGAGCCGGGCACTCTCCTTCAGAGCAAGCGCCTCCATCCAGTCAGCGAACCGCCGCCTGCGTTGCCTTGGTGTACTCCACCCGCACCGTTCGCACGTTGATGTAGATGGCGGCGAGCGTCGTCAGAGCTGTTGCCACATCGCTGGGCGGGGCAGCGCAGAACGTCTCCACAGCCTGCCGGGCCTGACGGACGACGCGCTGATGGTTGGCGTTGTTGACGAAGAACTGTCCCGTCTGCAGGGCAAGCCGGATGTAGGAGCAGTAGGACGCCACCTGCGGCGAGACGCGGGCGATGGCGAGATCCGCAGCCGTCGGCTCGACGAGCGTTGGCTCAAGGCCTCCGGTCTCCGTGACCACCTGCGGCGTCGGGGTGATGACCTTGCCGACGGCTCCGGGCGTGGTCGTCGCCACGGTCTGGCAGGCGGCCAGGAGCGGGATGAGCAGGATGACGACCGCAAGGCTGAGCACCCGGCGAACCTGATCGGCCGCGCCCTGCGTCAGGGTTACGGGCTGAGCCGTTCCCTTGAAGATCCGCCCCCACAGCACGAGGAGATCGCCGAAGCCGGAGATCAGCAGCAGGACGCCATTGGCTGCGATGTCGGTCTGCGACTGATCCAATTCAGGCACCCTGCCGGGGAATGCCACAGACAGGGTCTTGAACAGCAGGGAGATGATCCCGCCGATCATGACGGGCGACTTGTAGAACGGGATGGCTGCCGGCAAGGCCGGGGTCTGAGTAACAGGAGCCATGGCGGCCTCCAGCAAAGGGGAAGGTGGGGAGGGTTCCCCCTCCCCTGTTGACTTACTTCTGCGGGTTCGCCTCGACGGCCGCCGCGATCTCATCGGTCGACGAGCGCAGATCCTGGATGATGGCTGCCACCTCTTCCGGATCGTCGGCCGCCGCCTCAAGCCGAGCCGCCATGCCCTCGATCAGCGTCTTCACGCTGGCGTTCACGGACTTCGCGCGCTCAACCTCGGCGCGCAGCTCTTCCAATCGCTCTTGCATAATCTTCTGCTCCTCAAGCAGCGCGAACAGCAGATCGATGACCATGTCGAGCCGGTCGCGCAGGGATTTGAAAAAGGTGAACATGGTCATTCCTTCTCCGCAGGGGGCGGGTAAGTGTGCGGCCACCGGATGCCGTTCGGGACGATTCGATCCTTGCGAACGAGGCTGACGTCGACGCGGTCGCCGACGTTGCCCCCGATGGTCTTGAAGTGGCCGAAATCGGTGTCCTCGAGCAGGAACGAGCAGTGCCCGAGGTCGTCCTCGATGCGCTTCCCTCGCCAATTCACGAGGAGAGCGCCGCGGACAGGCTTGGCGAGAGGGACGCCCCACTTGGCGAAGGCGCGTGACCAGAGCAGGTGGCGCGGCATCGGTTCGTCAGGGAGCGTGATGCGCAGGCAATGGGCCGCGAAGAGGGAACACCAAGGGTCCGCATCAACGAAGTTCAGCAACCCGAGCTTGCGAGCCATCCAGAGCAGGACGGGGTTGCTGGCCTCACCCTTCTGCTCCTGCAAGCCCTTGAGGCGCAGAGCCTCGGCCAGCCAGGGAGGGTCCGCCTCACCCATAGACCTTGCCCCGGGTGAGCTCGAAGTGAGGCCCATCGCGGAAGCGCGGCCACGAGCCCCCCCAGGTGACCGGGATGCCGAGCTCGTCGGATGCTTTCCTCACGGCCTCTGCGATTTTCGGGTAAAGCGGCCAGTCCCAGCGCACCTTGCCGCCGACGAGAGCCACAACGTCCATGGCCTCGGCGAGACCGCTACGATTGGTGGACGGGATATGCCGCGACTTCATCGTGCGAGAGGCGCCGGCGGCCAGAAGCTTCTTCTGCTCGGCAACCGTGCGGACGCCCTGTGTCACGCGAAAGTCGATCTCGGAGAGTTGGATGGCGCGCTCGAACACCCGCACGAGGTCGGGATGCACGCCCTTGAACTTCGCGCGCGAGGGCGCACCGAAGGCAAAGCCCATGGTGGTCTCCTAGAGGGTGGAAGGTTGGGTGTGGCAGGCCGCCTTAGGCGGCGGGACGATCCGACTTGAAGCGGGCGCGCAGCTTGTCGGCCTTCGCTTTGGGGATCACGCCTTCTTCGATCAAGGCTTCAACGAGGGTTGCGACCGTCCCCGACTGGGCGGTTGGAGCCGTTTGCGGCTTCAGGATCGCAGCCACTTCGGGATGGTCGACCGGCAGTGGCTTTGCATCGGCGAGGTCACTTCGCTCAAAGAGGACAGCCGCAATCGCACCCTCAGCATTCCGCTCAACATAGACCATATCTGCCATGCTAAACTCCTGCCGTGAGGCCAAAGTCTTCCCAACCAAAGACGTCGAGCACGTACTGCGTCGTCCCGCCGATCACGCCCAAGTAAATTTGTCGGCTCGTGTTCGTGATCTCTTCGATTTCGGACGCCGCGACGGTCGTGATGTTAGAGCCATACGTGACGAGTTTGATCGCCTGTAGTCCGTTCACCTCGCCTGGGCCGGTCAACATCTCCGCCACGGCCTGACCAGCGATCTGAAGCCGCCCCGTCATCTTAGCCCGCACGCGAATGCCACTTGGAACGCTGAGGGCGAGCAACGACGTCGATCGGTTGCTTGACCCCGTGACAGCGTTGACGGACGCGATCCTGAATAGCGTTCCCGCCTGCACGAACCGGCGTATGTTTCCGGATCCGTCTGTGAGCACCGATCCGATCCGGCGCCTGCGGTCGTACCCTGCCGGCATCATGGGTTCTGTCGCTGCCATAGAGAACAGGACGTCGACCACGCCCGTATCCGTCCGCTTGATGAGCCAGACATGATAGGTGGTCGAAGCGGCCTTGCTCCCAGCGTCAAGTCCGCCCTGCCCCGTCCCAACAGCCCAAGCGGCATCAAGTCTTTTCGTGAGGGTGCCGGCGAGCACGATATCTGCCCCATCGGCGCTGTCGCGGGCCTCGCCGGGCGCGATGTCGATGTCGTTGACAAGATCGCTCGCGTTGTTGGCCAACTGTAGCCCTGAAAGGAACGCCCGCGGCAGACCTGGACCTGGCCGCAGTTCCTGGACAGCAGCGTCTATGGCCGCCTGCACAGTCGCCGGTGCCCCCGCGAGATTGGACGCGGTATTGTTGAAGCCGACCTCGGTTGCCTGATCCGGAACGGGACGCGCTGCGAGCTCGTCGATGGCCGCCTGTGTCGTTGTTGCCGCAAGCCCCGATGCATCATTGTCATAGACGATCGCGGTGGCTTCGCCCTCGGTGATTGCCTGGGCCTCGTTCCGGAACTGAAGGGCTTCGTTGCGGAACGTCTGCGCCTGGTCTCGCAGGGTCTGCGCCTGAGCAGCCGCAAGGTCGGCTTGATCGACCTCTTCCAGCAGCCCTGTCAACGCGGCTCGGATCTCGGCCTTCTTGGGCTGATACGGCCCGCTCTGAGGGTCGCCAACGGGAAGAGGTGCGCCAACAGGAGCGCCCGGCAAACCGTCACCGGTATAGCGGTTGAACTCGCGGAATGCGCGAGCGATGTCGTCTGCAATGCCCATTGGGGGTCCTTGCCTTACCTTAAATCGTGATGCTCTGGATGGCGGTCCACTCGCCAGCGACCTGCTGCGCCGCCCGCCAGCGCGCCCGGACGTCGTAGGATCCCGCAGCGAGGTTCGGAGAAACGGCTGCGTATTGCCCCTCAACCAACGCCATGTCCTGCCACACGGCTCCGGCACCGGCCCGATACTGAGCATGCAGGGTCAGATCATCCCGTCCGGGGTTTGCGACGGTGACCCGGATTGTGCTGCCGACCTTCGTGGGTGTGAGGGTCTGCGGCACGGGGAAGGTCAGGTCAGGCGTGGTCTCCTGCGGGATCGGAGGTGTCTCGCGTTCCTCGATAGCGGGGTTCCAGGTGTAAGCCTCTTCCCCGAGCGTCACGACGTCCATCTCGACCGCAGTCAGGTCAGGGGCCATCGAGAAGCGGGTGATCTGAAAGGCGTCGTCGATCTGAAGCTCGGGCAGAACAAGACGGATGGTGCGCTCACCAAGGGCATCGATGCCGGGACCGAAGGCGACCCGAACAGTGCCGCGCCAGCGTGGGTTGAGCTTGCGGGTATGGATCTTGGCGAGGCGCCTCGCCTGCGTCGCAGAGGGAACGAGGTCAAGTGTCAGGTCATCCTGCAGCACGCCCCGCTCGGCCTGATCGGCCAAGTCGATCCAGGGAATGGCCTCCATGGCTTGGTAGTCATGAAGCGGCGAGGTGTAGATGATCTTGAGTTCGTTGAACGCCCCAAAGCGGTTGTTGCCCTGCTCGAGTTGGTGGCTCAGAACCTCGCCCTCGGTGATCATGACTGTAGGCGGCGTCCAAACCCCTCCCCTGAGAGCGATACGGCCCTCGTGGGTCTGGTAGAGTTCGCCGTCGCAGGTCGCGAGCATGCGCCTGAGGACGTCGCTCGGGTCTTCCGTGAGGCTGTAGATACCCCAGAGGCGGTAGCGCTTTTCCGTGCCGCCGGCAGCCAGCGGGATCGGCTGATCACACAGGGACGCGAACGCCGAGAAGCTGGGAACGTCAATGTCGGCGAGGGACCGGCGGTAGCCGTCCGGGTGCCTCAGGTAATCGAGGATGCACAAGGCCGGGTTGTCGCTCCAAGCCCAAGTTGCTTCATCGTTCGGATCCTGGGCCGAGACGCGGGGGTCCCACACGCGCGAGAGCCGCATAATTGCTCGGATCGGGGTCATGGCGCCTTCGGGGTACTTTTCCGAGAAGGTCTCCTGGCCGGGGCTGCGGAACACGGTGACGAGGTAGGCAATGCCCCGGAGCCGGTGTGCGGTGGTCCAAACGTCGGACCAGTTGTTCAGCATCAGGGAGGCGGCGCCCTGGTTGGGATCACCGGTGTGGGACGACAGGTAGAGGTAATCGTTGATGGGAGCGGCCGTGTTGTTGCCACTGCCATCAATCCCAAGCTGCAGGTCACCGGCAAAGAACGTCTCGTAGGCGTCGATCTGCCCGCTGTGCTGCATCAGCACCTGGTAGAGGCGGCCCTCGCGCGAGTCCCAAAAGGCGCGTGTGCCCCCGAGCTTCGCCCGCCCATAGCCGCGAACACGAGGACCGGTCGTCTGGTTGAGAACGACTTGGGCGGCTGGGGTTGGCCCTGAGGTGGAACGCGGATCACCGGGTTTTTTCGCTGTCAGCGCCTGAACGGCGACGCTGGCCCCGATCGCCAGTGCGCCCGCGATCACACTGGTTAGAGCCGTCCCGATCGCCCCCGCGATCCCCAGTGCACCGACGACAGCGCCTGCAATAGCGGTGAAGATTGCCATTCAGCCCAGCACTTTCGACCAAGCCACCTCGGCCTGCTGATAACCCTTGCGCTTCAGGATCACGGCTGGACCGCTCACGTCTGGGGTCGACATGCGCACGGCAAAGCAGCCCCGCTCACGTGCCCATCTCTCGTACTGTGCCAGCAAGCGTGAGCCACCGCCCCGCGCGTCCGGGTCGACCCACCACCCGTGCTCGACGGCGATACGGGCGGGCGAGATGGAGCTCGTGCCGATCGAGGCGACCAGCATGCCGACTGGCCTCCCGCCCATCTCTTGAATGAGAACCAAGCCATCAGGCGATCGCAGCAGGGCTGCCACGAAGGCTGCCGTGGACGGGGCGTGAAGCGGTATGCTGATGCCTGCTGCCTCGTGAAGTCGTGCCGTCATTGCGAGGATGGTGGGCACGTCGGCTTCGCTGGCCGGCCTGATCATGGCGACTAGAACACGGGCCAGCGGATGGTCTTGGTGACGAGAGCCGCCACCTGCTCAAGCCCACGATCGCCCGGAAAGCGGGCTTTCTGGTCGCTGTCCGTATAGAGGCCGAACGGGGGCCTGCGGCGGTTCACCCACAGACTCTCGGCCGTGAGAGTGATGCTGCGGCTTGAGGGGCCGTCAGCGTTGTAGGTCAGTTGATCCATGATGCCGGCCCAGACCGCATAAGGCTCATCCAAGGGCGTCCAGGGCTGCACGCCGGCATCGTCGGGCACGACATCGAAGAACTGGAGGTAGACCGTCACCCGCCGGTCTTTCACCCGGTTGCTCGCGAGGCGAGCCATCCGGACAAGGTCCGGGTCGACACCGGAGAGCGTGAAAGTCGTCTTAGGTGCCGCTGTGCCGATCGGCTGCTCAAGCCCGTCGATGCTCACGACCTCACCCGTGCCAAGCCATTCATGACCGCCGGTGACGAGCGTGCCGAAGCCTGTCCACCACCGACGCGGCTGCTCTCGGAAGTCCATGAAGCACAGCAGGGACACCCCGATGGTCCGCCCGCTCAGCTTTGCCGCCACCGTCTGCGGGAAGAAGCCCATCAAACAACCTCAACGAAGTCGAGCGAAGTGGATCCCCAGCGCAAGAGTTCGAGGGTCAATTCTCCGCTCGCGTCATCCGCCAGACGCATCAGGCAGACTGGTCGGTCGAGGATCACCCGCTCGCCTGTTGTTGCCGCTTCCCTAAAACGCGGCCAGAACCGGATCTGAACGGGGCTGTCTTCTGTGACCCGCCATCGAGCGGCGACGAGGTAGAGCCTGCCCCCTATCCCAAAGTACTGGCCTGGCCGCGGCCCAGCACCATCCAACATGGTCACGCTGATCTGTGTCGCGCCACGAGCCGCGGGGGCAGCCAACTCGGCGTGGGTCATCTCGCCCTGCCCCCATCCCGATAGGTCGAAGTTCAGGACACCGCCATCGTAGGGTGCTGCCGTGATTTGATTGAACCGCCTGCCGTTCGCAGCCTTCGGGGCGTACATCTCCCACTTGGGAACGAGGACCGTACCGGCGCGGCCTTCCAGTTGCGCCACGAGCGCCCGGAGGGACAGCACCGCCTCCTCCTTGCGCAAGTCGAGGTCGAGACGCGCACGCCAACGCCCTGCACCGGAGGCCGTAATCTGCTCCCGGCCGGTGAGCGAAAGGCCACCTGAGCGAGAGACGGTCTCCGGATGGAACATGCTGGCGCGCGGAACGAGCTTCAGCGGCCATGGAAGGGAATAGCCCGCCATGCTTAGCCCCGCCGCATGTTGATTTCAGCGATGCGCGCCGGCAGCGTGCGTTCGTTCTGCCGGTCGTATGCCTTGATCGCCGCCATGATTTTCTGTTCGACGCCCGACTCGGCGCCTCGAGCGTCGATCTGGTAAACGGGCGCGTAGTTGGCGCCGCCGTTCTGCCCACCTGATCTGACCACGGCGTTGGGCTTGACCGTCCCGTTCCGGCCAAAACGGACGAGCTCAGGGCCGGTTTCGCCGACGACATAAGTCTTGCCTGACTGAACGGGACCGCCGGACGCTCTACCCAAGAGGCCAGAGAGCAAACCGGTGAAGCCTCCTCCTCCGGACGTCGGAAAGACAGCGTTCAGAGCAACGTCAAGGAGCTTGTCCGCAATCTTGTTGACTGCGTTGGCGAGGGCATCAGCGGCCGAGACGCCATTGCGCAGGTCATTCACGAAGCCGCCCAGAACGTTCTGACTGAGCGACGCCAACTCCGCTTGCTGATCGGCCGCGGTCTCAACAGCCGTGGCGAGTGTGCCATACTGCTCGGCCAGTGCCCTGATTTCCTCACGCTGCTGGGGCGAAAGCTGGATCCCGGCCTGCTGAGCCCGATTAATGAGTTCCTGCTCATAGCGCAGCGTCTCGGCTGCGCTGGCCGTCAAGCCAAGGGCGGCCTGCTCAGCGTTCAGGTCGGCGATGCGCGCAAGGGCGGCTTGCCGCAGCTTGGCATAACTCTCTGCAAGCTTCTCGGCCTCGCTGACCGCGCCGCCCCCTCCGCCGGATTTCGGAAGAACCGTCGGGCGGGCTGGGGGGGCGGCTGCTCTGCTAGGCGGCGCAGGTCGATACGGCCCTGTTGCCGGCGTCAGGTCATTCGGGTCATAGCTTGTTCCCCGCCCGCCGGCATTCGGGAGCCTCGCGATCCCATTCCGTAGATCTGCGGCCAGATCGCCCTCATGAACGTCGCTGCCCCCGACAACCGGGATGCGCTTGGGCAGATTGGCAGAAGCTTTCGAAAGGTCGTTTGTCGCGGATTGTGCGCGGTTGAGAGCGGCCACGAACTCACCGATCGTCGAGATGACGGAAATAATGGCGCCGCCGACCTGCACTTTTACCGTCGTCCCAATCTCGGCAAATTTGTCGTCAATCTTGCGAGCCTTCTCGATCAACTCATTGTCGAGCACAGCGCCAGCGTTCTTGGCCTCCTTCATCATCTCTCGGATGCCGCCGCTGCCCTGCGAAAGCAGCCCGACCAGTTCCGGACCGGCCGAACGGCCGAAGCCGCGGATCGCCAACTCTAGCTGCTCTGCTGGCGAGCGCGCGTTCGCTACCAAGTCGGCGAACCGAAGCAGCGCCTGCTCTGTCGAGAGTAGATTGCCCTTCGCATCAGTGAACGCGACGTTGTTGGCGTCGAGGATGGCCTTCAACTCGCCGGACCCGGCTTTAGCATCGGCCAATCCGGCGGCGAAACGCTGTAGACCCGAGTTTACCGCCTCGGCTGAGCCCGCGTTCTGCTCTGAAGCAAATTGCAAGGCTTGCAGCGCCTCAGCGGTGACATTCACTCGCTCGGCCACATCCCCGATCTTAGCGAGTTCTGCGGCGGCTTGCCGGGCAGTGTCCACAAGAGCCGTGATGCCGAAACCAGCAAGCAGACCTCCGGCACCGAGCACCGACAATCCTGTTTGAAAGGCAACACCCGCCCTTGCTCCAGCATTGGTCATGATGGCTGTGAACCTTGCGGTCGAGGCGCTTGCCTCACGCTCCACACCCCTGAGCGCGGTATTTGTTACCTTGCGCGCACGGTTCATCTCCCGCTCATAGCCGCGGAGTTGCGCTTCTAAACGGACTACGAGCGTTTCCAGATCAGTCGGCATCAGTGAACCTGTGAGCTAATCCAGCCGGAATGCTTGGCCATCAGCGCGTCGAACTCGTCCGACGTCAGAGGCTCGGCGGGAGCGTCGTCGGGGGCGTGGGCTCTGTTGTAGCCGTCGATCGCCGCCGCGAACTCCCAGAGCGAGAGGTCGTCGACTTGGCGAGGCGTCCAGCCGAGGACGGCTCCGGAGCCGTAGAAGTCGGAGAAGGCGAGCCGGTCGGCTCGGTCGCGGCCTCCTCCGGCTCCTCTTTTCCCACCGTGTCCTCCCGATCACCCATCAGAGCGGCGGCCAGGATTGCTCGCGCCGGCATGATGCTCTCCATCAGCGGCCGCGCGTCGACGTAGCGGCTGACCAGCACTAGGGCCTCGGGGGGCTTCATACCGCCGCCGATGAGGCCGAGACGGATGGTCTCTCGAGGATCGTCCACCCGCCATGTGCCATCCATAAGCCGAGATAGGAGCGCCTGCGGACCCGTGCCGGTCTTGTCCTGCAGCTCGCGAAGCTGACCGATGGCGAGGCGAAATCGATGCTCGCCGTCAGCCCAGAGGAAGGAGGTTGAACCGTCAGCACTCATGCGGCGGCCGTCCAGAGCACGGGACCGTCGTTCTGGAACTCGACCTCAACCTGGATCTTGTCGCCGAGTTCGCCGGTGATGTTGAAGGTCGTGAGATGGAACTTGCCGCTGAAGTAACCGCCGGTCGTCGAGCTGTCGCTGTCGATGAGCATCCGCACGTTCTTGGAGTCGGTGTCGAGATAGGCTTCACGCCAAGTCGGCAGCGCTTCCAGGGCCAGGATGCCCGAACCGCCGATCGTGCTGGAAAGCGAGACGACCGAGCGCTCGACCCACGCCGGCGCGTCCGGATCGTCGCAGTCCGGCACGTTCACGTCGTTCGTCTCCTTCGAGAAATTGATGTTCCGAGCCGTCAGGCCGCAGGGCGCGGAGAACACCTCGGGGGTTGCGCCATTGCCCAGCATGGCAACAAGTTTGGCAGAGGACAGGGTAGTTGGTTTGGCCATCTCAGGTCACTCCAGAAAGAATGTCGACTAGACCCGGTCGACGAGGGCAACGAAGGTCATGCGGGCGCGGGTCAGGCCCTCGCCGTCGTCCGAGATGACGTGCGCTTGCCGGCGCAGGTCGACGAGGCGGTAAGGCGGGTCGAGCGTGAGGGCGATCTCGTGCAGGCTCTCGTTCACCTCTGTCGCGGCCCGTGATGCTTCGACCTTGGTCAGGCTCTCGCTCCACACATCAAGGCCGATGAAGACTTCGACGCTGTCCGTGCAATCGCCGGGCAGGTCGTTGGTCTGGTAGTCGCGGACGGCCACGTAAGGGCGAGCAGCGCCCACAGGGACGCGGTCATAGATGCGCTGGCCGACGATTGCCGTCAGGTCTGGGTTGCCCTTCAGGGCTGCCATCACGGCCTTTTGCAGCGCGGCCTCAGCACTCATGAGCCCGCCCCCGCTTTGATGGCCTTCTTGGTCGCCCGTGTCAGCCGAGCCCGATAGCGACGCTTAAGGGATCGATAAGCTGGGTAGAAGAACGGCCGTGGGCGGGTGCCGGGGTGCTCCGTGCCGGCGAACTTGCCGCCTTGAGCGTGAGGGGCGGTTCCGAACTCCACGAAGGCGGCATAGTAAGCCGTCGCGTCGCCGGCCACGAGGTGGATTGTCAGTTCCGGGTCGCCCTCCCCTCCCCCACCGCCGACGCCGCGCACATTGGCGTTGTCCGGCGTGTAAGAACCTTTGACGTTCCGGATGGAATTGCGAAGGGCGCCGCTCTTCTGGGGAGCAAGGTTCTTCTGCAGGCGGGTGATCTCGTCAGCCCCTTGCTGCATGGCTGTCGACATGGCTTCACGCATCTTGGGCGGGATGGCTGCCAGCTTAGCGAGCAGGCGTTCCCGGTTCTGCACCTTTGCCATCAAGCCAGCGCTCCGCCCTCGCAGACGAGGGACAACCATTGCCGCTTGCGGTCCATGTCCTCGGCAGCTCGGATCGCGTAGGTCTTGCCCGTCCGCACGTCCGTCACCTGCCAGTCAAGACCGATGGCCTTGGTCTGGCTGTCGAAGCGGACGACGATGGTCAGGGGCTGCCGGCCCTCAAGCCGAGCCGCCATCACGCTCTCCGACCCCGGACGCATGATGAACATGGCGGATCGCGAGAACTGCGGCTGCCAGTCGGCTTTCACGCCGCCATATTCGTCCGTGGTGTCCTGGCGCTTGGCGAAGGACACCCGCTCAACGAGGTCACCCGCCGAAGGCATCAGAGTTTGACCGTCCGGCCCTTGCGGCTTGACGTGGTGGGCGCCTCGACAGGCACCATCTCCTTGACGGGTGCATTCACGCGAACCGCTGTGGCGCTCTCAATGGCGCCAGCGGCTTTTGCGGCCTCAAAGGCGGTTTCCGGGATGCTGTAGGTCTCGCCCTTCTTGTAAGCGACCATAGTGTTAACCCCGGCGCGGTGGTCGAAGTCCTTGGAGAAAGTGACGCGCTGCATAGCGACCGCTCCTTTTCGGCTGTGATGAAATTGTTACAGCGCCGGTGCCCGGCCTGTGCAGACTTCCTGCAAAACCAGGGAATCAGACGATGAAGATCGGATGCTTAGTTGCCCTTGCGGCAGCATTGGGCGGATGCGCATCGGTCGCAGAAATGGACCGGCATATTTCTAGCTTCAACTCACACCCAGACGGCACATTCCGCTTCCGTGGCACAGCCGACATCATCAACACGCTGGACTCAGAGCATGGTGAAACCTACCGCGTGACTATGCTGGAGTCCTGGATGCGAACGGATGGCGTATGTCCAAAAGGGTACACTATCACGAGCAGACGGGCGGTCGCTCGGCAGGGAATCAATGCTTACGACGTCGTCTATGATGGCAAGTGCAAGTGAGGGCAGAGATGCGGCCCGCAACTCAGGCGCAGGCCGCAACTCCTCACGCGACCTTCCGGTCCCCGTCCTACTCAGAAGGAGTAAATCCGGAAATCGTTGCAGAGATCGTCGACGGCCATCGGCAACGCCGCCATAGGCTTATCGCTTACCGCCTCCCGGTTGGCGAAGTAGTGGCCGACGAGGAGCATGATCGCCTGCCGGATCGGCTGCGGCACGGTGATCTCGCCGTTCGGCCCATCCGGATAGCCTGCCGTGAACCGTACAGTGATGCGCTCGCAATAGGGCTGGATTGGCCAGGTCGCGCCGTCCGCCATCCGGACGCTTGCCTCCCACTCATCGCCGATCGGGTCAGCGACATATGAGGAAGGCTGTAGGGTCTGCGTGGCGCCGACCGTGTCACGATAGGTGACTTGGTCGACGGAGATCAGGGGCGGATACGGCAGGCGAATGGAGCGTGTTGCCCACCATGGCCAAGAGGTCGTGCGATCTGTCTTGAACCGGTAATCAAAGGTCTGAGGCCGCAACGCACGACCAATCCGGCGACTGACACGCTCTGACGCAACGGCTACCAGTCGCTCGAGATCGGCATCCTTGTCCCCATGCTCAATCCCGAGGGCTAGTTTCACCTCCGGCAGAGTCACCGCCGGAGCCGCTGTAGTCACGGACGTCGTCATCTCTCTAACCTACCGCTTTACGCCTGCGAGAGCTTGTCGAGCGGCGGGTTGTCGAGCATGGCGTCGATCGCCGCCCGGTTCTCGTCCACCTTGTTGGAGCACAGAGGAGCGCCGTTGAAATCGGCCGCGATATTGCCCTCGATCTCCGGCGGGATGCTCTCGAAAGCATAGAACGGGTTGCCCTTGCCGACGATGCCCTCGACATACTCCGGCACGTCGGCATCCTCGGCAAATGTCGTGACCACGGTCAGGGCCGGCTCGTCAATGAGAGGGTGAACAAGCTTCATCAGACAATCCTTTCCACTCTGAAAGACATCTGGCCCGCATCAGCCGCTGCAACTGCGACCGCTCCCATTGTGGTGGTGACGTGGGCGACCTGCAGCTCGGTAAAGGTGGTGGTTTGCGACAGTGTGCGGGCGAACTTGATGTTGCCGTCAACGATGTCGGAAAAGGTCATGTAGGAGGTGTCGCTGCGGGCCGCACTGAACATGCAGCGATAGCGACCTGCCGAGATCCGCGTGACGGCATTGCAGCCGAACAGCTTGAGAACAGTCACGATGTTGTTGGCGACCGTGAAGGCGCCGGCAGCGAAAACTTCGACAGGCGAGGTGGCGACAGGACCGGCCGGTCCCTGAGGTCCCGTGGGTCCAACGGCTCCGGTGTCACCCTTTGGACCAGCCGGACCGGCAGGGCCCATTGACCCCTGTGCGCCTGCGGGGCCTGGATCGCCCTTAGGGCCCGCAAGGCCAGCAAGGCCGGTGTCGCCTTTTGGCCCCTGCGGACCTGCCGGCCCAGGCGGACCCGCTGGGCCCTGAGGTCCTTGAGCACCCGCGCCGACAGCGATTGGCACGAAACCAGCACTGCGCATCACGCACCGCCGCCGTAGCTGACCTCGATCGGGAGGAAAGTGGCAGGTGCTGGCAAACCCTCCGCAAACATCGCCGACATCTTCACCGGGTACTGCGTCGAGAACGGCCCGTGGTTGCCAGGGGAGAAGCACCAGCCCGTCTCCGGCGTGACCCGCTGGAAGGTCTTATGCTGCTTGGACGTGCCTCTCAGGCGCACGAAGCAAGGATTGCGGTTGACGATGTAGAAGCTCGTCGTGCCAAAGCCGGGACCGCCCTCGTCGAAGAACCCTGCCGGCACGGTGTATTCACTGCCGTCCAGTGTCACAGGCACGAGGAGCGGGTCCGTCGTGCGGCGGAAGGCATAGGTGCCAGAACCCGGCAGGCGCTGGGCGCCCATGCTCTCTTCCATGCTGGAGGCAACCGCTTGCATTGACGCAACGGCATCCTTCAGCGCGCGAACGATGGGGCTTTGTTCGTCATACATGAGGGTGTGTCCTCAGTCTCTCATCCTCCCGCCCCTTCCATCCCGGGGCGGGTGCGGGTCCGTTCTTCTTTGTTCCCGGTCGAGTCACGATCCGGTCGCAAGCGTTCGCGGTGACTCCCTAGACCCTCACCCTCTAGCGTTAACCATCGCTTGGGGGAGCAATCATGAAACGGGTTCTAGGGGCGGCGCTGACCGCGGGGTTGGCGTGTGCGTCATCGGGAGCGAGTGCGGCCACGTACACGATCTTCAGCGGATCGCGAGGCGATCAATATGAGTTCAATAAAACGGTCGAGTTGATCGGCACTATCCCGGAAGGGTCGATGGGTTGGGTCACCGCCTCGATCACCAATCTGCAAGCCGACTATGATCCGACCGCCCCATGGTTTTACAACGCTCGCATACAGGGGACGCTGGCCGGTGCCCCGTTCAGCAGCGAGCGAGAAATGTGCCTCGGTGTTATCTCCTATTGTGGCAGGCACAGCGGTGACCGGGGCTGGATCGTTCCCTTGGCACCATCCCTTCTCTTGATAGGATACGTTGGAGGCATCACTATGCCGTACACGTTTCCGTTGTCCTTCGATTACTCCGTCAGCCTGACTCTACCTGACGGCGTGATGCCGACCCCGCTTCCAGCCGCCCTGCCAATGATGGCTGGTGTTCTCGGTCTCGCGGGCTGGGCCTTGCGCCGACAGCGTGCTTCTATCTGAACCGGATGCGGGTGTAGGAAACCCCGTCCTCGGTGCCCTTGATCACTCCGGTCGCGCGTGTGCCGATCCACACGTCCCCGTAGGTGTCCATGTCACCGTCAATGAAGCGCAGGGCGTCGTAGTTGCCTGTCGGATACTCGGTGTAAGGGCCGGGCAACTTCGTCCAGGACGAGGCCATGTTGATGGAGCGGTAGACGCTCGGCGTGTCGCCCGTCCGTGCGCCGAGGGCATAGAGCGCGGGGAAACTCTGTCCCGGGGCCGCCTTCCCGAACCCAAGCGCGTGCATCTCAGTCCAGCCTGAGCCGCCCATGTCGGTCCACGTGGCACCGCCGTCCGTCGAACGCCTGATGATCGCGGGGTTGTCCCCGTTCGGCTGGTAGGGGCTGATGTTCCCCGAGGGGCGGACCACGCCGAGGTTGCTGCTCTGCCCGATCCAGAAGAACCACAGTTCACCCGCCGCATCGGGGCGGGCGATGACGCGCCCATAGGTCATGCCCGAGAAGGTGCCGGAGACCTTGGCGAAGGTCTCGCCGCCGTCCGTGGACTTCCAGATGCCCATTGCATTATCGACGAGGTAGAACACCCCGGCCGTCACCTTGTCGGCGACGGGATAAGAGCCCCCCGGCGTCGGTGTCCCGCCCGTGAAGCTGCACAGGGTCCAAGTCGTGCCGCTGTTCTTCGTCCACTTCGGCATTGCACTGTTGGTGCCCGAAATGACGATGTTGGGAAGCCCTGAAGCGTTCAGCGCGACGTGATAGACATTGACCTCGCCCGCACCGAGGTCGTCGTAGGGCTGTGTTGCGCATTGTGTGACGGTCGCATAGCCCCCCGCGCCGCCATCCGTGAGATAGAACACCGAGCGGCCCTGCCCGTTGATGGCCGCGCCACCATTCAGTGTCGCCAAGACGATGTGGTCCGGTGCCTGCCCGGCATAATCGCCGCCCGTTCGGCTGTGGGCGTGCATCAGGCTCCCGCCCACGCCCCCGCGATGGCCGACGATTTGCGGGGGAGCGGGAACATCGGCGGCCTTGGGGAACGCGAACCAGGCGCGGTCATGAAAGCCCGCGAAGCACGGTCGATTGCCCGGCGGCTTGAACACCTGCTCGGGGATCAGCTCCTCGTTGCCGCGCGTTAGCTCCGTCCAGGTCGGCTGCCCATCATCCGTGCGGGGGTGGCCGTACCAGACGCCGATACCCTCATAAAACCA